ATTTTGACCTCTCAGGGTGAAGGAATTGGAGTTTCATCTCCATATGGAACATGGAACCAAATGTCCTTCACAATCGACCGTGTTGCCGTTGAAGCTCGTACACGCGCTCTAAGCAGCAACTACACAGTCGAATTGGCTCAAGACCTCAAGGCTGTTCACGGTCTAGACGCTGAAGCTGAACTTGCCAACCTTCTCAGCACCGAAATTCTTGCCGAAATCAATCGTGAAATCGTCAAGACAATCTACTTCGTTGCTAAGACTGGTTCTACACAACCCGATCTTACTGGGTTTGGAAGCGGTGGTGGTGTTTACGATCTTGACGATGACTCAGACGGTCGTTGGTCTGCTGAACGCTTCCGTGGTCTCAGCTTCCAAATCGAACGTGAGTGCAATCAAATTGCCAAGGAAACACGTCGTGGTAAGGGTAACTTTGTAATCTGCGATAGCGATACCGCAGCAGCCCTCGCCATGTCTGGCTTCATGAGCCTCAGCCCAGCAATTGCTCCTCAACTCAATGTTGATGACACACAAAGCACCTTTGCTGGTATTCTCAGTGGTAAGATTCGCGTTTACATCGATCCATATAGCCCAGTTGGTTACAACTTCTTCGTTGCTGGCTATAAGGGTGAATCGCCATACGATGCTGGATTGTTCTACTGCCCATACGTCCCGCTACAAATGGTACGTGCAGTAAATCCTGCTGATTTCCAACCACGTATTGCCTTCAAGACCCGTTATGGAGTTGTTGCTAATCCATTCGTTCTCAACAGCAGCAATCAACCAGACGGATCAAACCTCACACAAGGTTTGAACCAATACTACCGTCTCACAAGCATCAGAAACCTCCACGGTAACACAATCTGATAAACGGTTAAATTAACACTTCGAAAACCTCCCGAGTAATCGGGAGGTTTTTGTTTTACCATAAATAATTCTATGAGCTTATGTTCATCAAATACCAATCCTCTGTACAATAGCTACTTTAGATTAATTTTTGGCAGAGGAACCAGACAGATGGAACTTCTTTGCCAAAGAGCCAATCTGCCGGGAATATCAGTTCCAGACCAACCACAGCCAACAACATTGGGAACAACAATTCCAGTGCCAACTATGGTTGCAAATTTTGAAACTTTGAATGTAGAATTCATTGTAGATTCTGATTTGACAAATTGGATGAGCATATATTCGTGGATAAGAAATATAACAAATATAAAAAATGATACAGAACACAACGCTCTGTATCAGTCATGGCACCATGAAGCAAATTTATTTTTGTATGATCCAACTTCAAATTGTGAAATTTTACGTGCAAAATTTAATTATATAATTCCAGTAAAATTAAATGGATTGGTATTTCAGGCTGACAGTGCAGATGCGATAATTCAAAAGACAACTTGCACGTTTAAATATTCTTACTTTGATCTTTGGACTGGGGATCAGGAAGACCCGGTTCCATCAAATTTAAAACCTTAAATGTAATCTGAAGGATTGTCAGACCAACCTTCTGCTGTATTGGGGTTGGCCTCTGGTTTGTAAGGCAGCTTATTCGTTTCAGGCTTCATCGCCTTGCGTTTCTTGCGCTTGGGAGCAGTCTCGGGGGCTTCTTCCTCCGGAGGGCTTATAGGCGATTCTGTAACAGTATCATCCCAATCTTCATCATCTTCGTCATCTATTTCTACGCCTTCAAAACTGTCTATTAGATCATTTACAAAATTTACAAAATCTGGATTGTTGAATAAATTATTCAATAAAAGAAGACCATCTTCGGCAGCAATATCCTCTTCTGGTCCAGAACTTATGATGGCTTTGGATTCAGTTTGCATGGTCATGAAATAGATTTCATACATTTTTTCCAATTCAATTGCTGGTTCACCAATATAAACGATAACAGATCTTGGAAGATTTACTTCGTGGCCTTTTATATTTAAAAGATAATTTGTCAATTTTACATATTCCACAATTTGATTATTTGGATCTCTTGTGTAATAATTTTCCAGCATTGCTGGAAGCTTAATATTAATTTTGTCTGGCGCAGCTTCGCTCACCATTCCGATTAATTCCTCACCGGAAGTAAGCTTGACTACTCGTAATGCGCCCGAGAAAGAATTCTCAGGAAGTGAATCGGACATAAGGATGTCCTCCCTTCAATAATATTTATCTTTCAAAGGTCGTTGAAAGACATTGAACACATTTTGTAATCAAATTTTTCTTTTTTGTAAATCTTCAGGCGTTCTTCAAAATGTCTGAAGACATGGTTCTTGTGTGACTTCCAACAAAGATCATCTACAATGTCATAAACCTTAAGCGTCTTTTTTCTTTCAGACACTCTCAATCCTCTTCCAATGCTTTGGAGAAGTCTTATTACCGACTTAGTGGGAGAAGCAAAGATAATATTATCAAGGTTAACAATATTAATGCCAGCAGAGGTAGTGCCAAAGGAGGCAACAAGGATCGCTTCTTTTTCTTTGTCAACGACTTTGCGAATGTATTCTCTTGCATCCGCTTCTGTTTTTCCGTGTATAAGATATACTTTTCTATCCGTTCCCGCTGCTTCCAAGAGAGCCGCGAGGGGTTTTCCATGTGATTCGACGTAATTAAAGAGGATAAGGGTATTCCCTTTGGTGCGGAGTGCGAGCTCTTTGATAAATTCGTTTCGTTTGTCATTGGCTACGATCCATTTTATCTCATCTGCATACTTTTGCTTTTTAAGCAGTTGTTTCTCTTCTTCTGTATATTTAAGAATTACACAATCTATACCGAGTTTTGCCAATAAACCTTTATTCATCAGGTTTTTTGTATGAATAAATTGTACTGCTGGACCTAGGATTCCCTCTATGCTAAGTCTGTGTGCTTGCGTTTGTTGTAAGGTTCCCGTAGTTCCAATTCTGAACCAAGCCCTAGAAAGTTTTTGACCTATGAAGTTTATTGATTCTGCTTTGGCTTGATGGCATTCATCAAAAAATATTGCATCAAATTGGTCAAACCATTGCTTGGGCAATTTGTAAATTGATTGCCAAGTGGAGACTACTATCTGCTGTTTTGTTTCTTTTTCAACCCCAGCAGTAATTTTGTGTATGTATTTTTTGCAAGACCAAGATTTATCTTGAGCCGAGTAGTCAAAAAAATCAGAATCCATTTGGTTTACTAAACCGACCGTTGGAACCAATATGAGGATTTTGCGATCTGTAGGTATAACCTTTTGTAGATATCGAACCAAGACGTATATAATAAGACTTTTTCCTGAGCCAGTTGGTGATATCAAAACCGAACGATGATTGTTCAAGGCATGCATGATACCCTGTTTCTGGTGGTCGTGCATCTGCACTGCCTGTTTTCGAACCGAAACCTTCAAGGATTCGTAAAAATCTTGAAGCTGTTTGTCCGTGATGCATAAAGTATTCTTTGATTCTTTTATATTTAAAGTGTATCCACGTTCTTTGCAAAATTTTTCAAGATAAGTCTTCAGTCCTCTAGGCAGAGTTGATGAAAGTATATCATACAGACGAATTTTTCCGTCCCAGAGCCTACGCTTGAACATAGGCATGTATTGGGCTCCGGGGACCATGAATGAGAAGTAATCTCTCAGTTCTTGTTTTAGTCCCTTTTCTGTCTTTACATAATATCTTACTTCATCAATAGATTCAACATCTATATCCACTCAATATTTATACGATGCCATTCATCATTTTTTGCCAGTCTATGGCTGACTTAATGGTAAAGTTTCTGTTATTGAGTGCTTTCAAAAATTCTTCCACCATTTTGACTTTTACTTCGTTGACGGTAATTTTTGATTTGAGTTCGATGAGTTTTGGGTCAGCTTCCATAAACTTATCAACATCAGTTTTCAATATGTCAAGATCAAATGGTTCTTCTTTCCATTGATCAAGTTCTTCTTGAGATGCTTTTCCGGTGTATATTTTCCATCTACGAAGTTTATGGATGGCAAAGTCATTTTGTTGTTTTGCCAAAAGTAGTTTAAGATCTGTCAAAATATTAAGATATTTTCCGTGTATTTGAGGTATCTTAAGAGACTCTATACCTAACTCAGTAGAGTCTATTTGAGAGTCTTTAGTAATAAGTTCTTTAAGGTTCTCTAGATTCATCTTTTAAGATGTATTTTAAAGTGTCTTTAGTAATTGTCAAATAAATATATTTGACTTTATAATTTGATATTCTATAATAGCTGCGAGATCTTATGATTCCAAAAATTTTACACCAACTTTGGGTAGGACCCAAAAAGCCACCGTTAGAACAAATACAGACTTGGAAAGATAAAAATCCTTCTTGGGTTCATATGTTCTGGACAGATGAAACTCTGAAAGAACATTTTCTAAACGGTCTTTACAACCAATCACAATATGATGCCATGCCTGAATGGAATGGCAAGTGTGATATTGCACGGTATGAAATTCTTCAAAAATTTGGAGGATTTTTTCTTGATGCAGATTGTACTGCATTAAGACCATTAGATGATTATCTTTTGGAAAATGATGCCTTTAGTTGTTATGAAAACGAATGGTTGAGAGGTAATTTAGTGGCAGCTGGTTATCTTGCAGCCACACCAAACAACCCATTAATAAATTCATTAGTAGAAAAATTACATGGTCTTGATGGTTTTAGTCTTTGGGAGGGAAATTTAACAGCATGGAAAACTGTTGGTCCTGTATTTTTGACTAAAACCATACACGAAACTCAATACAACAATATTTCAATGTATCCCAGTCATTATTTTATTCCACATCATTATACGGGATTGCAATACACAGGAGTATTTAAGCCATATTGCACTCAGTTGTGGGGAAGTACTCCAGCGAGCCCATTTAATTATGCAGATTGATTTACAAAATACAAAAATTGTATGCATAAGCTTAAAAAGCTCAACGGAACGCAGAAACAATTTTATTAAATTAGCTGAACAATTAAATTTTAAAAATTGGTCATTTTATGACGGTGTTGAAACTGGAGACCATGTTGAAGGTTGTGCATTATCACAAATAAATGTTTTAAATGACAATTTGAACAATGAACCACTTTTGATTGTGGAAGACGATATTCAAAAATCCGAACATTATAATCAGTATATTGATATACCATTAAATGCAGATGCATTATATTTAGGTTACAGTAATTGGACAGCAGATCCAATAAGAGCAAAAATGAGTATGTTGGACTTTCCAGCTTCTGTTACCAAACATGAAAATTTATACCAAATAAAAAATATAACATCGGCACACGCAATTATATATTTTTCTAAAAAATATAAAGAAACATGTGCACATGAAGCAAAAAATTATCTAATTAATATGTCAGGAAATAGGCACTGTGATGTAGTTTATGCAAAACTGCAAAATATTTTTAATGTATACGCAACTCCAAAACATTTTTTTTATCAAAACTGCCCACGGAATAAAATGTGGACAAATACTCCAATAGAATAATATGATATATTGTTTTTTAAAAGGTGGATTGTGTAATTTATATTTTCAAATTGCAACAGCAATAGCTTTTGCAAAAGAAAAAAATACAGAAGCAGCATTTCCAAATTTACATCACCAATTAAATTACCTTAATTTGGAAACAAACCACAATCCAAAATTAAATTACGCCCAAGAATATTTAAAGATATTTACACATGTAAGTGTAGAACAACCTCAACCACATTTTCCAGTTTATAGATATCCATTTCATTATGATCCTTTTGTTCCAGAAAATAATTCAATAATTGATGGATTTTTTCAAACAGAAAAATATTTTAAAAAATATAAACAAGATATTTTAAATTTTTTTAAACCAAAAGAAGATTTACAGCAAGAAATAAATTTAATACTAAATCAATTACCAAAAGAATTTAATGCAATTCATGTAAGACTTGGAGATTATTTAAAAAGTCCCGGAGCTCATAATAATTTACCGCTTTCATATTTTTTAAAAAGCATCAATACAATCAATTCAAATTTACCATATGTAATTTTTAGTGATGACATAGATTTATGTAAAACCTATTTTAGTGAAAATAATTTTATATTTTTAAACAATAAAGATTATATTGATTTGTATGTAATGAGTTATGCACAAAATTATATTTTATCTAACTCCAGTTTTAGTTGGTGGGGAGCTTGGTTAAATCAAAATTCAAAAATTGTAATAGCTCCACCACAATGGTTTGGACCAGATTTGCATTACCACAATACAAGTGATATTATACCAGAATACTGGTTAACAGGAGAATTATGATAGAAAAAATTTATTCAAAGATAAATCCAAATAAAGTACTTCATTTGATACATAGACTAAATAAAGATGCTTTTAATCAAAGATTGGAACTAATCGAAGCAGATAATTTTTTACAATGTTCTTTTTTATGTTTAGAAAAAAATAAAACTTTTAAACCACATAAACATATTGAAAAAAATAGAACATATGAAAAGCAAATAGCCCAAGAGTCTTGGGTTGTAATACGTGGAAAAGTTGAATGTTTTTTTTATGATTTAGACGACCAATTATTAATCAAAAAAATATTAAATCCGGGAGACGCAAGTTTTACTTTATATGGTGGTCACAATTATCTAATTTTGGAGCCAAATACCATAGTTTACGAATATAAAACTGGTCCTTATGAAGGAATAGAATTTGACAAAACTTTTATAAAAGAATAAAAATGATTATTGGTGATGATGTAATTGTAGATAAAGATGTTTGTTTTAAATACCCAGAAGATTGTAAACTTGGAAACAGGATATCAATTGACAAAGGATTTTACTGCACAACCAAGATATCAATAGGAAACTATGTCCATATAGGTCCGTATGTTACGTGTATAGGTGGAAAAAATAGTATTTGTGTGATGGAGGGGTTTAATAACATAATGGCCGGATCTAGATTAATTTGTAGTTCAGATCGTTTTGACGGTTCCGGACTATTTGGTGCTCTTATTCCAGAAGAATTTAAAGGAAAACAAATAAACAAACCAATAACAATTGAACAATTTGCAAATGTTGGAACCAATTCCATAGTAATGCCCGGTTCAATTTTAAGAAAAGGCGTTTTATTAACTGCTGGAAGTATGCTTATCGGAGATACCGAAGAGTGGGGAGTTTACAAAGGGTCTC